CTGGTTTTCCACCAACTACCCAAATTTTCGGATCATTAGTATTTTTTACAACAGATCTAATTGAGTATCTAAGTTCTTCGTTTTCACCATCTTTACATATGTATACAAAATTCATAAATTCCCTTTATATAAAAAAATAGGGACAGAAATATCCATCCCTATTTATTAAGTATAATTACTTTACAGCCTTTTTAGCAACTTTCTTTTTTGCTGCTTTTTTAACTGGCTTGATATTCTTAAGCGCAACCTCTACATCTTTTGCAACTGCATCAAACTTTCCAAAAGATTTATCCTTTGGATTTGCTGCACGAAGTGCGACTGGAACTAGGGCTGCTACAAGTGCTGCCCACATATCTTTAGGATCTGTAATTCCAGCGGTATACAAAGCAATTACTGCTGCAAGAACTGAGCGACCATAACTTGAAAGCATTGCTTTTAGTTGTTCTTTATTCATTTAATCACCTCTTTCATATACCATTATAGCGTATATTGCTATAAATCTTTTTATTTTTGCTCAACTATAGGCTTGAGTTTTTCTAAAATAAACTTTAATTTTGCATCTGAGTATAAGTCTGCCAACTTTGGCTGTTCAATTTGTTGCTCACAATATAAGATAATATCATTAACAATAGCCATTGTTTCCTCAATATAATTAAAAGCCACGTCTCTAGAATCTGATAGAAATTTAATAAAATTTTCTTGAGTTTCATCTGTTTCATTTTTAATTAAATCTAATTGATCTTTTAAGGTTTCAGAAAAAGCCTTTAATATTCTTTGATCAAGAACAAATTGTTTTAATAATGTTTTTAATGTATACACTTTATAGGACAAGGATACAATAACGCACATGCTTAAAAATAATCCAGTAAACGTAATTAAATTAAAGAACTGCATCTAATAACTCATTTCTTTGTGCGTGTGTTGGCCAATAATAATTGCATTTATCACAACATGGTTTATTATATGGACTAGTTACTGCATACTGATAGTCAATATAAAAAATAGGATCTTTTTTGTATAGATTAGCCTTATGGGTTGTTGTAATACGCATTACTTTATTGTCATTAAGCCAGAACATTGGTGGGGTCTTTCCCCATCTACCCGAACATTTTGCTTTAAGATCATTAAGGTTATTCTCATTGTTTATTGTCTTAATCCCACGAACCTTAGCCTCTTCTATCATGTGCTGTATATAAGACCACAGACCAGCCTCATAGCCCTTCCACATAAGCACTGCAGGGTGATTACGCCATGCCCCAGACGGTGACTCTCCTGACAACACCTTGAGTATTTGATACCCCTCAAGGATTTGTTTATTAAGTCTTTTATTGTCTAAGGATTTTGCGGTATATGAAATATTACTAGATGGAAGAAATGTTTGCATTAAACAACCTTAAGGGTATTGCAACGAGTACAGCCAACATATGTATTGCCAGTAAATGGACATGCTCCAGCATCTACAAAGATATGTTTTTTAAATTTACATATAATTTTTTTTATAATCATTTTACACCAGTCCTAACTAGCATGACTATAGCCCCATTTTCTTCTAAGGCTTTTTTAACCTTTACCATATATTCTACAGCAACTCTCTTATCTCTGTCAAATAAATTCATAAAACTTTTTTCATCTGCTCTTACTGTAATGAAATGCTCATTATCAATAATATCTACACCAAATCCTTGTGGAGGAGTAATAGATCTAACTGCTCGCTTCATTGCGTCTGTATACATTTTACTTCATTGTCAGATTCTGCCATATTTCAGACCATTTAGATTTTGTTTTATGGCTATTAAACTCTCTAGATATTTTACCTTTGTCTAAATAAATACCGCCCCAAATTCCATATTCTTTCTGTGATATTCCTACAGCAAAACAAGTTGCTGCGACTGGACACTTTAGGCAAACACTGTCAACACCATGACGAATATCTGGAGTTTCTTCATACTTATCAAAGAATAGATTTGTATCAAAGTCTTTACAGGCAGCACTTTCTTTCCATAAATGTTTATTCATGCTGTTTGTACTTATCTGGCATAGTCCAGCCATTACGGTTTGCTACATACCTTTTTTGAATATTCCATTTATTATTTTTATATACTCCGTTTTTTTCAAAGGCAGCAGAATCTAATGGAGTTAGTTCAAGAACATCCCAACCATCCCAAGACAACTTGCTATTCATGGAAACAATTGATTCCATTTGTTTTAAATTATTTACAATCATTATTACTCCTTAGTATTGGAATGTTCCAAATTCAAAATCTTGCGCTTGTGCAAGTTTTGCTACATTTGATAGTGCCTGGTTTGGTTTTGATAAATAGGAAAAGTAATCAATCTCATGTAAATTTTCTTCGACCCATGTATAGTGAACCTTGATAAACTTAACTTTGATTCCTCTAGCCTTTAGATTTCGTTCTGAAACATTGCAAAACTCAGAAGCAAAATCATTTACATTTGATGGTCCTAATGAATATACAATAAACTCATGATCAGTTTCTTTTAAACCAGACATCATTACACCCATAGAACGAAGGAAAACAGAATACTCATCGAACTCATTGGTTCCCTGTACTACGACCTTCATTTCTTTTTCCATTCTTTAGGTGATCTAGTATGTCTAACATCTTTGCTACTTCTTTATTGTCCATATTTGTAAAGTCAATTGGTCTTGCATTTTCCCTATCGACTTCTCCTTCTTCTACATTTGCTTGATAAAACACATTGTTATTTACCCAGTAAGCAGTTGGGCCAACAACCAAAACACGAAAGGTATTTTTTTCTTTCAGTTTTGTAGTTTGAGATACACGTTTTATCTCTATACCTTCTGGCAAAAGGCTAGAAATAATACTGTGAATCCTAGTCTGACTATATTTAATTTTTGGTAAAACTTTTTTTTCTTGTTTCTTTACTGTATAAAGTATAGCCCAAATGCCATAAATTGTCAACAATAAAAGAACAATTTGATTCATGTATCTATTGTATCACTGTTGCGATAAAATTCTTTTGATTTCATTCAAAACTGTCTTATAAATATCGTCCAACCAAGAAATAGCATTTTCATCAAAAGCCTTTTCTGTTAGCCCAACGTCTGGATTATCTTGCAATAAATCAATTATTAAAAATCCTTGTTCCCACAAAAACATTACCTCACGGTTTAATTGTGTTTGATGTATGTCAAATAGATCTGGATTAATGTCTTTTAATTTGTCGGTAAAGTTATAAATTGCTTCACCTTCTTCATTTAAACCAGCATACTCAATTGCACCTTGTTCAACTAAATCTATAAAGATAAGATCTTCTTCTTTCATTTTTACTCCCTATAGTCAATGTTAAGAATACATCTAATTTGTGATTCTTTTGGTGATGTAGATGAATGGTAATATCTACCGTCAAATTTTATTGCAGTACCCATTTTAGGTTCTACAGAATGTAGAACTGGTAAATCTTTAGGATTAGAAATATCATCTCCAAGTTTTTTATCAAAGATAACGGTATTTCCATCTGCAGAATTAAAGTAATACAGGAACACATCATGGGGAATTGCATTATCAACATGTGGATAATTATAGTTATCATAATCAGACTTAGTTAAAATATTTATTCTAGCCCTAATTATAGTTTTAGGTTTGATATTATGTTTATCACAAAATTTACTAAATACATATTCATATTCATTATTATTTAAATCTTGCACAACTTGAAATGTATTATAGGAATCAGGTGTTGCTAGTACTAATGACTTTGGTAGTTTTTCTCTTTGCCCTGGAATATTCATTATTTCTAGGGCTCTCCAAACCTTCCAGTTTGGCTGATAGTTTGAAAAAATTTGGTTAGCAAAACCAACCTGTTCTTCATATGTTAAAAAACTGTCATCTTGAATGAACATTACTGATACGATTCGCCTTGTAGCCTATTTTCAATAAGCCTTTCTCTTTCATCTAAGAAAGAGTATGCATATGCCATCATTTTTTCTTTTCCAACTGGGTCATTCATAATTTTATTGTAATGATGGCTACAAAACATTAGTTCGCCATTTACTCCAGTTACAGACACGTATGCCTGTGCTAGACAAGAATCACACCTATCTAAAGGTGTAAGAAGCCATTTGCGTTCAGCGGTTTGCTCAGTCATTCTATTCATATTATACCTTCTTATTGTCGGTGGAATAAAAACCCTTACTATTAAATTGTACACCAAATGAAGTGTATTGTCTAGTCAGGACACCGTTGCATTTTTCACAAAAATATTTAGGCTCATCTTCTAAGATAGATCTTTCTTTAGTGATGTTTATTGCACAACTATTACATAGGTATTCATATTTTGGCATAATTTAATCCTAAAGTGATGGTATTGTTATTTTTAGTTTAGGGCATTTAATAGATTTAATTGCCAGCAATTCTTTTTCATCTACAAATAAAGACCATCTAACTTTAATAGATACCCAATTCATAATGTATTGACATTTATATTTTTCATTTGTTGGCATCCACTCAGCAGGATCTCTGTCTGATTTAGAGCGATTAGAGGCTCCCGTTACAGCAATTAAATGTCGTGCATCTGTTTGATCATTTGCATATAGTTCACGTTTTTTATCATCCCATGCAGAGGCTCCAGAATCCCAGGCTTCTGCAAGGGGAACCATATGGTCTACATCTAATTTTCCAGCATCAGTTACTTTTACACTGTCATAAACACTAAGCCATTCTCCGCCTTTAATTACACAGCCTTTTTCAACAACTGGTTTGACGGTTGCTTCTGAAATGATTACTGCTTTGCGTGAATCACAACCATTTCCAACGCTAACCCAATGCTTAAACTTAGTTCTTACGTAGCCTGTGCGCGATTCTGGGGCAACTTTAAGTACTTTAATAGCATCATCTATAGACTTATATGAAACAGCGCTTCCAGTTGAAGCGTAGGCTGTATTTGTAAAGATAAAACTAATTAATAATAAGGCTAAGACATTTTTTGATTTCACTTTTGTCCTTTTGTTTTAACTGGTTCTCCAGTAATTCTATCTTTTCTATATCGTTCAGTACCGTCTTTATTCAATGCAACGATATATCCATCACGCAGGATCATATGATTAAAACCAATTTTAGTCTTAGCCTTAAATGACATTACTTTGCTGTCTTCTTTGCAACCTTTTTTGCTACTGGACGTTCTAGTTTTACTTCAAGTGGAGTTGCTTCTTCACCTTTATAAATTGGACGACCCCAACCAACAATAGTATTGACTAGTTTCTTTTTATTATCTTTTACATATGCTCTTGTTTTTTCGGCACACATTCCGCCATTGCGTTGATCTCCCTTAGCAGATCCAGCAGTATTTCCTTCAATGGTTTGAATAGTTCCATCGCCATTGTTTTTAATACATAAACCTACGTGAGAAATACGATTTACTCCATCATCTGGGAAATCAAAATAGATCCAGTCTCCAGGTGTTGGGTCATCGTTACGAGCATCTGCCCATCGTTTATTCTTCTTAAACCAATCTGATGCTGCTACTGTTGAAGCAGACTTTGGATATTTCTTTGGATCTAAACCTGATGTGAATGCAGACCAAGAAACAAAAGACTGGCACCAAGGTTGGAAGTTTGCACCTGTCCATTTACCATACTTT